ATGCAACTAACGATAGACGTTGAGGTAGCCTATGTCGTCAACAGAGCAGATTACAGAGTCTAGCGCAGTTATTGCTGCAAAGGTTGCTCCTCCAGCTTCAGTGTCGTTGGCTACGTTGGCAGGCTACCAGGTGTCAGAGATTTTGGTGTGGGCTACCCTCGTCTACACAGTGTTGATGATAGGACAGAAGCTATACCAAATCTATAAAGATGTGAGACGTCGTGATTGATCCTATAAGTGCCTTTGCTGCGGCTACGGCTGCGTTCAACGCTGTTAAAAGAGGCGTTGAGCTAGGACAAGAAATCGAAGGCATTGCTTCGCAGTTGGGCAAGTGGTTTAGTGCCTGTGCTGATTTGAACAAGGCAGACGAAGAAGCTAACAACCCTTCTTTGTTTAAGCAGATAGTACATAAGGAATCGGTAGAGCAGGAAGCGCTGGAAGCTCTGATAAGAAGAAAGAAGATTGAAGAGCAAGAGACGGAATTGAGAACAATGATTGTTTATCGCTTTGGTATCGAAGCCTATAGAGACATGATAGAAGAGCGGAAGAAGATAACGACAAGAAGAAAGAGACAAGAGCACCTACAAGCGCAGAAGAGAAAGAGTGTTGTCATGAACACCATACTTGGTGCTTCTATCATTTTCCTAGCCTACCTAATCTGGGCCATAGCTGATGTCGTTTATTCATTAATGCAAGGAGCGGAACTATGATTAGCCTGTTGTCTACTATTGCTTCTTTCCTCATGGGAGGGCTACCTAAGTTCCTCGAGTTCTTTCAAGACAGGTCTGATAAGAAGCACGAACTTGCTCTTGCTCGTATGCAGAATGACAAAGAACTACAGATGCTCGAAAGAGGCTATGTAGCCCAGGCTCGCGTTGAAGAAATCAGACTAGATCAACAGAAGGTGGATGCGTCCATTCGAGAACACGAAACTGTTGTTGATCATCAGAAGGCTCTGTTAGCGCATGATGTTGCTATTGGCGAAGGCGCTAGCAGGTGGGTTGTCAACCTCAGAGCTATGATTAGACCTCTGGTGACTCTCATCTTTGTTATCGAGCTTGTCATTCTCAACTTTGCTATCATTTGGTGGGGTTGGTCTGAAGGGCTCGATTTCATGACTGTTGTCTCTCAAGCATTCACTGACGATGAAATGATTATTCTGTCATCTATCATTGCTTTCTGGTTTGGTACACAGGCTTTCTCGAAGAAATGAAAACAAGCAAAAAAGGTATAGAATTGATGCACCTGTTTGAAGGGTGCAGACTTAAGCCCTATCTGTGTCCTGCTCATATCTGGACTATTGGATATGGGCATGTTCTGTACCAAGATCAGATTGCTTTGCCTATGACGCCTAAAGAAGGCTATACAGGCATTATCAGGAAGGACTATCCTTTGCGCTCTGCTGACAACAGGACTTGGAGCAAGGAAGAAGTGAATGAGCTTTTTGAGAAGGATCTCAGTGTATTTGAGCGAGGTGTACTTCGTCTCTCTCCTGGCCTTGTTGGTCGTCAAGGAGCATTTGACGCTTGTGTCTCTTTTGCGTTCAATGCAGGGCTAGGTAATTTTCAACGCTCTGCAATGCGTATGGCTATCAATAGAGGAGACTTTGAGAAAGCTGCTGATGCTTTCATGTCGTGGACTAAAGCGGCAGGAAAGGTGCTTCCTGGTCTTGTTAGACGCAGACAAGCAGAAAGAGCTTTGTTTCTAAGTGAATAGGACAATTATGAACACATCTTTTACATCTAAGCAGCGTGAAATCTTAGCTCGTAAGCTGGGCTACGATGGCCCTATGCAGGGCTTTGATGAGTTTCTCCAAAGCTCTCCTGCATTGATGATGAAGTACAACGCTGTCTCGGATAAGTATGCTCAGCGTATGGCTAAGGGAGGGTCTGTCACAGGCTATGCTGAAGGTGGTCTTCTCCCCGGCTTAACAGCAGCACTTCCTAATTCGCCTACATCTACATCCACGATGACTCTTGAGGAAGCTAGAAAATTAAAACAAGAAATGGATACTTTTAGTAAGTCTCAAGAAGGAAAAATGAATGCTATTCCTGAGGTGCAGGCTATTAGGCAGTTTAGCGCATCTATTGGAAATAGACAACCAACACCTCAAGAGATGCAAGAACTTCAAAGGTTGAATAGTGCTGTTGAAAATAGCGCTGCCTTTCAGGCTATGTCTCAAGAAGCAAAAACTTTTGAAACAGCTAACAGAGACCGATTAACTCAGTTTAACTTGTTCAATAACAATGAAGCCAATAGAACCCAGTTAGGTGGATTTCAGACACAACAACAAACAACGCCTCCTCCTGTCCCCGTCTCTCCTGATGTGTCTCAGCAGACAGGCCCTACCTTAGCTGAATTAGAAGCAGGTCGTGCTCGCCAGCAACAACGACAAGAAACAACAGGCACAACCACTGGCGGCGGTAGAACCAGCTTCTCTGAAGAAGAAGGCAGAGCAGGTGTTCCCATTCCTGGCGCTGCTGCTGGTGTCACTCCTGCAAAGACAGCCATCACTGCTGAGCAGTCCATTGCTGGCACTGGTGGAGCAGGTACAGCCGCTACAGCGACAACAACGCAGGCAGGGACAGCGGCTCAGGCTGCACAGCCCACGCAAATTACAGCAAAGACAGCCGAGGCTACGGGTGCTGCTGAAGGCATCAAAACTGCTTTGGAAGGAACACAAGCAGCACAAGGCTCTGTAAGCCAACAAGCTCAGGTGCAGGCTCAGCAGGGCTATGTTTCTCCTGAGTCCATTGCAAAGGCTGCTGAAGCTCCTAGTGCTGCTCAGGTGACAGCACCACCTGCATTGGCTATGACTCCTGAGCAGGAAGCCAAAGCAGCGACGATAGCAGATGTTGGTGGTGTTACGAAAGCTACAGCAGAGACAACGACAGCAGCTTTCAAGACTGATGCTGCTCAGTTGTCTGGCACACCTGCAGCGTCTGCTGCCACCAACTACACCCTGCCTGAGACGAAGTATGCTGGCATGGATGCTCCTGCTGTGTTGCCCCCGGCAAAGGCTGCTGAGATTCCTGCAGCTAATACAGAGCAAACAACAGCATCGTCGACAGCAGTTGGTCAGCAGCGTGCTATTTCTCAAGAAGAAATCATCGACGTTTCTAAGCAAGCTCTTCAAATCACCGAGCCTGTCCAGGCTGTTGCAGCCACGATGGACAAGCTCAACGAAGAAGCTAAGATGGTGGCACAGCAAGGCAGCTTTAGCCAGGCCTTGGCTGAGGCGCAGACAGGCACTGTTGCTGCTGCTTCCACTGTGTCTGGCCAGCTTTCAAAGCTGATGGCTCAGTTCAATGACGGCACTCCTGCGTGGGCTGCTGGTGCCATTAGACAAGCCAATGCTGCAATGGCTGCTAGAGGCTTAGGCGGAAGCAGCATGGCTGGTGCTGCCATTGTGCAGGCGGCTATGGAGGCTGCTATTCCTATTGCTGCAAAGGACGCTGAAACCTTTGCTGCTATGGACATGGCTAATCTGAATAACCGTCAGCAAGTGGCGTTGGCTAATGCAGCAGCTTCGCAGAAAATTGAGCTTGAGAATCTGAACAACAGGCAACAAGCAGCGCTGACTAACAGCACCAATGCATTTGCATTGCAATCGGCTAGTCTGTCTAACACACAGCAGGTTGTTCTTGCCAATGCCAACATCAAGGCTGCTGTTGCTGAGAAGAACCTCGATGTAAAGACACAGACATCATTAGCCAATGCTGCTAAGTATGCTGAAGTGAATAACATCAACCTCAACAATTCTCAGCAGGCTGTGCTGCAGCGCTCTTCAGAGAATCTTCAGGTGGAGTTCACTAACCTGTCTGCTCGTCAGCAAACTGCCTTAGCCAATCTGCAAGTTAGAGCGGCTACGTTGGGTCAAGAACTCAGCAATGACCAGCAGATGGCGATGCTGCAGAGCACACAAAACTTTGAAGCCGCTGGCATTGAAGCCAGCAACAAGCAACAAGCCTTCATTCAAGACTTTCAAGCCAGAGCAGCGCTGGAGGGACAGGTGTTGTCCAACACGCAGCAGACAGCGTTGTTCAACGTTAGCAACGTGTTGCAAGAGCGTAATCTCAACCTCAACAACGAACAACAAACCCGTCTGTTCAACACCACCAATGCTCTGCAGGTGGAGATGACTAATCTGTCTAACAAGCAACAGACAGCGTTGGCTAATGCTCAGATTGAAGCTGCTCTGAAGGGGCAGGAGTTGACGAACAAGCAGCAGGTGAACATCACCAATGCTGCCCGTGTTGCTGAAATTGCCAATGTCAACTTCACAGCAGCACAGCAGAATGCTCTTGCCAATGCACAGTTTATTCAGCAGATTAACCTCGCTGATCTGAGCAACGAACAGGCTTCTGTTCTCGCCAATGCCGCTACATATGCGTCTATGGACATGGCAAATCTGAACAACAGACAGCAAGCTGCTGTCATGAATGCTCAGAATTTCCTTGCTATGGACATGGCTAACCTTGATCGTGAGCAGCAGGCTACGTTGTTCAAGGGTCAGCAAATCAGTGCTGCTTTGTTGTCTGATGCGGCTGCTGAAAACGCTATGAAGCAGTTCAACGCCACTAGTCAGAACCAGGTAGATCAGTTCATGGTTTCCTTGGCTACGCAGGTCAATCAGTTTAACGCTTCGCAGAAGAACGCCATTGACCAGTTCAACACAGACCAGGCCAATGCTGTTTCTAAATTCAACACTGAGCAGACCAACGCTAGAGCGCAGTTCAACGCCAATCAACGCCTTGTCATTGACCAGAGCAATGCTCAATGGCGTCGAGAAGTATCAACTGCTGATACTGCTGCCATCAATGCAGGTTTGTATTTGACAGCACAGAACATGCAGCAGATGACGCTGGCAGAGTACAATAATGAAACTCAGCTTTACAGAGACCAGATTCAACTGGCATGGCAGAGCTTTGAGAAAGACGCTGACAGATTGACACAGCTTGCAGTGGCCGATATTGCAGCGAGGGCTTCTGAAACAGTCGCTTCTACAGCAGCTAAGGAGCGTATGTGGACGGCTCTTGGTAAGATGTCGTCTGAAATTGATTTTGATTGGTGAGGTCTATGAGAAACTACAAAACTTTGATGGCAAGAGTGGACAAGCTCATCCACGACAAGAACAAAGAGCTTCCTTTGTCTACGTCGGGCTTGTTAGCTCCTAAGGGGAAGATGAGCAAGATTGATGAGTCTTCTCCTGAGGCACAGATTGCCAAGTACATTACCATCATCAGAAAGCAACGAGAGGGCCTCATCAAATGAGAGAACTAAGAGCAACTCCTATTCCTGGTATGTCCTTAACAGGAACTCCCGGCAACACCCCGTGGGAGCAGCCTCCTCTATATTCCTCTCTTGATGATGTTGTTGCTTTCTACACAGAGAAACTGACGACGGAAAGAACTGTTGATAATCTCCTGTCGGCTATGGAGGCTAACGTCTCTTTGTTAGCGATCGCTAACAATATGATTAAGGCTGGAGTGATGAAGGGTATTCACACCATTGACGCTGGCTTTGTTGCTATTCCCATCATTGTTGAATTGATGAAGACCATTGGCGACATGAATGATGTTGGGTACATCGTTGAAGACGAAGACTACATTCAAGCTACAGAGGTGGATGAGAAAACGGCAATGGAGGTGCTTAAGAGCGCTGTTGCTGAAGTGAAGCAAGCGCCTGCTGTTCGTCAGGCTGGACTGATGTCTAAGGAGTAAAAATGGCTTCTATTGCATTGACAGGGCTGTTAACAGGCTTAGCTCTCGGTAAGGCAGAGAAACTTAAGCGTGAGCGTGAAGAGAATGAAGAACTCATCACCACTCGCCTTAAGCTGGCTGCTGTAAACAAGCAAAAGAGAGAAGCTGAAGTCGCTGCTAAGAAGACAGCGCTGACAGATCGCTATAGCTCTATTTCTCCTTATCTGACAGGATCAGAGACAGAACAGGAAAAGCTGGCTCTCATTTCCAATGATGCCATTGCAAAAGACTTCATTGACCGTCGTGGCAAAGGTGAAGCTCTTGACTTGTCTTCCTATCTCGTCACCAACAAGGACAAGATTCCAAAGAGCTTTGAGACAGTGCAGAAGTACATTGATAGTCTCTCTGCTGCTCCTGC